ACTCGTACGAAGAAATGGTTAACATTTCGGCGAACGGTATCAAGTTGGCGAGGGTTCCCCCATCGTTGGAAGGGTTTGTTTTTGGACCGAAACCATGTTCGATCCAGCAACAGCCTGGGAAGTACTCGACAGATAAGAGCCGAGCACTTACGATGGATGACTTAGAACGCTTCCGATTGGGATACGAAGCATACTTGCGTGCCGCCTGTAGAGGGGGCAGCGAGTATGTCAATCGTGTCACGACAAGGGGAGCTATGATGGGTGAGCCGACCTCATGGGCAGTTCTACCGCTCGTTACCTTCTATGCTATGGCCAAAGTCAGTAAGACTATTGGCATTAGTACAGGGGACGATGCGTTAGTTCCGAACATGACGCCGGCTGACCGTTCTAAGTATGACGACGCAATGGCCTCTCTCGGGGGAGAAATCTCTAAGAAGAAGAGTTATCTCCATCCCAAGAGAGGATTGTTTTGCGAGGTGCCGTACGTAGGAGGGAAGGAAAAAGTATTTTTCCCTCTCTCTTACTGGGCGGCCCCTTCCGGTGGGAGCAAAGGAGAAGTTAATTGGTATAACTTACCCAGTGCTTTCGCAGGATCGTTGTTGGGACAAGGAGTGAAGTTGAATCGGAAGGCCCTAGGTGAGCGGGGGCTCTTCAAACACTGCAAATTTAGGAGTGTTTGGCGAGCAGCCGTTAACATGGGCCTTCCCATCGGGGCACCTGAGGTAATGGGGGGCATTAATGTTCCCCATTTCCCGGCTGTGCCGAGTCGACTTCAGGGGCAATGGTTCGCCCACTTGTCATCCATTTCTCTACCTGCTTTGCATCTTTACGGAGGGCTATCATTAATCCCCCTGATGGATAAGCAGGATGTCGCTTCTGTGGAGTTGTTGTATAAGCTGATGTTTCAACGTCAGCTTTCCACAACTTGTCCACCGGGCGGCGTGAGAGTGGATGAGTTAGTGGCACGAGCCAGAAACCCCGCGGCGGTTAAAGGGCTATTTAGTCGACCTCGACTAAAGGTCTTAAAACACGCCCCTTCGTCCCGTTTCCTGGCGCAGCGGTTTCACAACAAGATCAGGAAGACTGTTGTGATGCGTGCGCCTGGGTCCGTGACCAAACTCTACGATGATCTGGTCGGGAAACGTAATCGATATGTTCCCGATTCACCTTCGTTGCGTTTGATGGCGGAGCGAAACTTTGGTTTCGCTGTCCGGGCGGGCAAGCCTTTGCCCCCACTGATGTGGGGGCGGCATGTCCATCCCTCGGACACAATTCCAATCCATGTTTTTGATGGATTAGAAATTCCAGA